TCTGTCATTCTTACCATTTGATAATATTCTCTTGCACCAAATATATGATTATGAATTGCATATCTACTCATCAAACCAATTGAAGGTTGGAATGAATTTTCAAATACTGCTTTAGAAGCCAATAGTTGAATATAAGGTAGATAAATTACACCAGTATCATATTCAGATGGTCCTTTGTAACCAATAATAAATTGGTCAGATGCTTGGAATGTATCACGATAAACTGTGAGTCTTCCATCAAGAGAACCAAGTCTTGACACACCTGTTGGGTTTGTTGCTACATCACCAGCTACAGGAGCAATTGTGAAAGCTGCCAGAGTTTCAAGAATTGCAACCGCTCTTGGATTACCAACAATCCAATTACCAGAACCTCTACGAGTATTGATGGCGATGTCTTGACATCTACGGATCAAATAATGATATAGTTCACGGTAACGTTCCATTTCCCAACGACCCTTTACTCCTTGAGCTGAGGCTGTAAAACTCCATGTTCTATCATAATTTGTCACACCACTTACTGTAGTTTGAATAGCGGCGATAAGTTCACGGTCAATTTCTGCTGTGATTTCGTAAGCTAGGATGTCCATCATTTCTTCTTCAAGATCAAGACCATGCATAGCTTTCAAATCTTGTGCAACTTCAAGTGACCAACGACTTCTCAACTTACGAGTGTTCGCCTCTACTTGTGTTTTTTCTACTGTCATATTTACTTCACGGATATGTGTTCCGGCACCAATGCCTAAACCGATATCACTACCAACTGTTCCATGTGTACCTGCGGCCGAACCCAATGCTTCACCTGCAGATGTTACATATGAACCAGAATATGTAGAATCAAGAGTATTGTATCCTAATTCTGTAGTATTTGCTACATATGTTCCTGCTGTGCTTCCTGCACGGAATCTCAACGCGAAAGCAAGGCCAACTGGACCTGTCAATGGTTGAACACCAACTAATTGATGTGCTACCAACTCTGGGAATGTTCTACGAACCATTGGAACAGCGATTTTTTGGAATACACCAGATGTACCATAGTTTGCACTACCTACACCATCGCCAGAACCAAAAGAATCTGCACCAGTACCCCATCCTGTTGTTTCCATCAGCCAGTTATGTTGATTTTCCAACATAATAGCTGTTGTTTTACGAACCTTGGATGATGTGATAGGCGTTCCTTCATTAAGAACCTCTTCCCATTTTTTAATAAGGTCTTTTACGTTCATGCTTATTTCCTCCTACTTTATTTCCTTTTTAAATTTTATTTTCTTGTAACACTTTTTGATACAGTTTTACATAATTTTTGAAAGGACTAGACGATTCATCCTTTTTCTTTGTTTCTTCCTCTTCTTCTTCGTCTTCTTCTTCGTCTTGTTCTTCGTCTTCTTCTTCGTCTACTTTACCCTTACCTTTCTTTTCTTCATCATCTTTTTCGTCTACTTTTTTTTCGTCTACTTTTTCTTTGTAAGCTTCAAGTATGACATCGAATTTTCTATCTATTTCTGTCTTATCAACAACACCATCTAACATTTCCAAAACATATTTCTTTTGATCTTCTGTTAGACCATCGCATTTTCTGCGTAGATAGATTTCAGAAGCTAATTCTTGAGCATCTTTACGAACCTCAAGATTTTCACTAATTTGTGAATTTAAATCATCACGTAATCTAATAATCTCTTCTTTTGCTTCTCTCAAAAGTCCTTTTACCTCTTCATCTAGAAGCCCTTCGTCAACACCCAAACGAAGCTTGAATTGCTCAATTAGGTCACTATAAAGTTCACCTTTCTTTGCATATTCAACAATTTTGTCAGGAATTGTCAACTCTTCATCAAGAACAGAATCTACAAAATTCGAAAATTTCCCTGTAATTTCTTCTTTATACTCTTCAAATTTTGTCTCATAAGATTCCACCAGTTTATCTTTTTCTTCTTTCAGAATAGCATTAACTTTTTCTTGAGCTTTTACTTCAACGAGTGTTTCAAGTTTTTCTCTGATTTGTGTTTGTGTTGATTCGTCTAACTTGTTAGCACCCAACATTTCAAGAAGTTTGTCCATATTTTATTCCTCCTATTTATTTTTAAGAGTCTTATACTCTCTTTTATACTATTTATA